GGGTCTGATTCCACTAGTGTTTCAAGGCTCCGAAGATTTAGAAACACTACCACAGGTGCGTACTCGCCAGGTGATGTGTGAAAGGTGGACGACCGGAGTCGCTTGTGGGCTTATTAAGCTCACGGTCTAGGTTGACCTAGCCATCTGCTAGTCCTTCCACGTCTTTGTTCCGTCGAACGCAGAGTAGGGGAATATTAAAGGTTCATGTTTTTGGTTCCTTCACGACACTTTGTGTAGAGGAGTCGATCATTAGGATTTTGTAATTTTGTATTGTTTTTAGGAATTATAAATCGCCCTGCCACACCGCAGGTTGATTGTTTTATTGACTAATTTAAGATGGGGTATTGCGCCCAATACCAGGGTGATCTTTCTCGTGAGAGCACTAACGTTACGGCTTCGCTCGCAGTTCGCCAGTTAAGGCCAGGGTGGCTCTTTTGAATAAATTAATTATCCAACAACAGACGAATCAACCAAAGTGATCCAAATATCACAAGTAGTTGAGGTTGTTGGCAAGTTTCCGGTCAAACTAGGAGTGACAACTACATTACCAGCAGCCGTGGCTTGGAGCACTGTTTGGTAGCTAGTGCGGGTCACATTTGTGGCAGCAGCTAAAGGCGCTTGGTGGTAGTCATCACTTGCATTTCTATAAAAGATCTTTGCGGTAGCGTTGGTAAAGGTAAAAGCTGGGACAACTCCGGTACAAGCAACACTACCAGTCCAGCAAACGCTGATTTGGTAATATTGCCCTGCTACACCTAAAAAGGTGATCGCTGTAGACGAAACTGAGGCAGTTAGCGTTCCAGAAGCAGTCATTTGGATACTACCGAGAGGGCCTGATCCAGCATTGGTTGTGCTTCTGTTACTATGGAACGAAAGTATACTTGAGCTCGTGCCCCCACCACCAACGGCGAGAACAGGCTTGTAGAATTCTACCGTGTAGGAAACCCATAGTTCACCTAAGTTCTGTATAGGATTGCTCTGGGTGGCAAATTGGAAACTACCCCAGTCGTAGTTCTTGAGGTCTTGACCTGTGGCCAATGCACCTGTTCGAACATACTTAATGCTTGGGTCGGTTTGTGTTGGTGAACACTCGACACCGTGAATCAACGCATTTGTTGGTTTGACGCTGACGGCATATTCGCTATTCTCCATGATTTGCTTAGTGGTGTATACCGGGAGATCGGCATTGTAATTGGTGGCCATCACGACGACTCCAGGAGCACCACCGGTCACAAAATCAGTGATCAATGGTCGAAATTCGAATATAATTCCGTGGAATTTATACTCCTGGTAGTTATCAGCAATGGAGGATAACCAAGGGAAGGTTGCTTGCATACCTGGGTTAAGGGGGTACGCTGTGTTGTTGAAGGCGGTGGTTCCCATTATATCTCCCAAGTACTCACGGTGACTAACGATGTTAGTTGCGTGTGTAGTGGAAAATTTTGGAATTTGTGCACCGTTCGTCAAAACATTGTATTCTGGGACTGAACCAGCCAGCTGGTAATCACCAGACCCAAATATGGACCCGATACCAGTACCGAGCCACTTACCAACGCCTTTTAGCATCGGCATGTTAAACATCTGTCCTGCTCGAGCACCAACTACTGCACCAGCATTTGAAAAAGGGGTCTTCGCTTTAATTTTTACTGCTGCTAATTGCTTTTGAAGTTCGCGTACTTTAGCAGAGGTTCTATCGTTGTCTCGTTTTCTCATTTTTCGTGTCATTGTATTGGATACCGCATGACAACGGGACTATACATCAACAGTGTCCGTTCGGATGGAGCCGTGTAGTCTCTCGGCATTTTGTTTAGCACGGAAACCGTTTTGGTCCTTTTAACACTGTAAACCCAATAGGAGTTTAACGTCCCCCTAGACGTGGTAGTGTGCAAGTTTTCCGACTTGTGGTTTAACGTCCCGTCTGACGTGTAATCTACAAGGGTAGTGGAATTTGATATTCCACTTGGTTAATCACGTGATACGACATGTTAACCTTTTGGTAAAAATTTTCTATACAAACCTGCTCATCTGGTGTGATGCCGAACGCATAGTAAAAACTAGCTCTCGTTTGATCGTTTGGGGTGGCATAAATACGATTAAGTCCTTCTGCCATTTTCCGAACCCCCCAACTTTGCACTTCACCCACCTTATTCCAGTGCTTCCCATGTTCCAGATATTTCATATAAAAATCTTGGAAAATTGGTATTCCACCAGTCATAGACAGGCCACCAGAGCCGACTGCTTGCAGCCAACCTCTGTGCATTTTCTCCGTAACCCAGTTTTTCAGACAGGCGGAGTCTTTCGCTAACGCAGTTTTCGGGACACGTACCATGATAAAGTCATCATGTTGTGGGCCAACAAAAATTGGGTGCGTTTGGCAGAATTCAATCTCCTCTAGTTTGTACACGGGTTTTTCAACAGCCATTGTAAAACCTAGAGCGAGGAAATACGAATCCAATGTGTTCATAAATTTGCTTAGGTCTTCCTGCTCCATAATGACAACACAATCGTCGCCATTGTTTGCAAGTTGTAGTTTGACGCCTATCGAATGAGCATACGCCCAAACCATAGTGCACATCAACACACAATTACCTAAACCGGTATTCATATCACCTGACATCCTAGTTCCATCCACGGTGTACTTCAACTTACCATCCGGACAGTAACCCACGCATTTATTAGTGAGTTGCCAGGATAATAGTTTTTCCAACTGCAGACGGTGCTTCTTCTGAGGAAAACAATCTAGATAGATACCATGCTCGAATTGTAGTGCTTGTCGGGACACGTGTTGATCAAATCGCGACGCATCTAAACCAACAGCAACGGGGTTTTTGAACATGTTCCATTTATAATAAATTATTTTGGCTGAGTCAACAGCATTGTACCCCTTTATAACGGTGGGGTGTCCATACATTTTACCTATACATTTGTACAATTGTTTTTCAACACGGCGGAGGTATCTTCCCACCTCAATGTTGTATTCCGTTGTTCGCGGAGATACCACCCTAGGTACTTTTGGTTTTCCCACCCCTAGGGTCTTCTCGTATTTTACAAATATTTTTACCTCTGCTAGTTTCTTGCCAACTCTACCCTGCAATAGGTTGGCATGAGCTCTTTCGTAAATAGCTTTCTTGCGGCCCCGGAATGTATCGACAAATTGACGACGTGTCATCGGAGCGGTCTTAGGCAGAAATTTACTTAATTCGTCGCGGGCATTTGTTAACAAATGGGCGAAACTAGCTTCAGCGGGTTTTGGTGGCGGCATGAAAATGTCATCCCTCTTTACGAAGAATACTCGTTCTTTCACTGCTTTCTCCAATGTGTTTATGTCTCTATCGAAACCGAATATATGGACAGGCGGGGATATACCTGAAACACGGACCATTATTCGTGGTCTTGTTGCTCCTAATCTGCGTATTACCTTCAGACGCGGGTGAGCGGGAGCAGCACTTTGTGCGCACTCAACCCCTGGTATGCAGACTAGGCCCCCTCACTGGGCTGCTCGAGAGACATTTTCCCGATAACTTGGGAAAAGTCTCATGAACAACCTGTAGAGAGGTACAGTGGTGGATCGATCCATAAAAGTGTCAGTCTGGGCTAAACTTTCGGCTTCCCTTGAATCT